GGTCAAGACAACCCCTAGTCTCATTCCCGGCCACGGGTCGAATGCTGATGACCTGTGCGTCGGGAAATACCTTCCGAACTTCGTCCACAAATGCAGCGATCTCCGGGTATTTCGCCCGGTTACGCTGACGTTGTTCTTCCAGATGCGGGGGTAATGGGGGTGGCTCTGGCAGCGGCTCGAACTGCTGCTCTCTGCTCAGTTTTTCGGCTCGTTCCTGATCGCGCTTTCGCTTCCATTCCTCGTAAAGCTGCGCTTTCGTTTTCTGCATCAGCCAAACGGTGATGGGTTTGCCAGCGTTTCAAAAACGGCGTAGCCCACCAGCGCCCACATGGCGATGCCTGAGAACGCCATCAGATACCAAGTAAATTTCTCGTACATGTTTCCTCCGTGGTCAGAAGTAGTGAGCCTTTTAGCCTCTTGCTCAGGAGACTCGACCACCGAGGAGTAAGTGGGAACGGTGATCTGTATAGGAAGTGATACAAACGGCCTAAGCTAGTGCGCTTAGTCGTCGTCGGCTCGTTCCAACGACCGCCCCTCGGGGGCGGGCGTTGTTCACTCACGTCGAACTCACGCCGTTTGTATCAATTTCGACCGCAATAGTCAACACCTTTGACACCTAAAGGTGTTGCAAAGATGTATAACCTCCTCTACAGTGCAACCTATCCGGTTATCCGGTACAACCAAAGAGAGGAAATTGCCGTGCCAAAATCAGTCAGCGTCTCTGACGCAGACTTGAACTGGCTCCGACAGAACCATGACTCTCACCCTTACTCTGAACTCGCGGCACGCATTGGCTGCTGCGTAGACACCCTGAAACGTATCCTCGTCCGCGAGGGACTACAGGAATTTGACGGAGCAAAGTACCAAGTCCGCAGAGACTTCGAAGAAAAGACGTGGACACGGCCCTGCATGTCTTGCGGGTGCCAAAAAAAGCGACCGAAGAACTGGTTCTTCTGCCGTCCCTGTCGAAAAGAGATGGGGTACGAAGATTGACCACCTCATCCAAGCGCAAAGGCGACACATACGAACGTGAACTCGCCGCCTACATCAACGAAAAAACCGGACTCAATACCGCTCATCGCGCTCCCCTCTCTGGCGGAGGCAAGGTCGGCATGTCCGGTGGCGCAGACATCCTCGGTGTCCCTAGCCTCTTCATCGAGGCCAAGCGTGTAGAACGCCTCAACTTCCATGACGCTCTACGCCAAGCCGAAAGGAACATCGACAAAACCAACTCACCCGAGAAGCCTATCGTCATCAACCGTAAAAACCGCATGCCCACAGGCGAATCGCTCTGCCTTATGCGTCTCGACGACCTCCTCGTTTTTTACTGCGCCTACCTCAAACTCCACGGGATCGTCTGCGAAGACCCCAAACCAGAGGACGATGCCAATGCACATCCAGCAATGGTTCCCAATTAACAACGCCTTCACCCAAGCCGAGTGCGACCGTGCCCAAAAACTTTGCGACACCGTCTCCCTCGCCCATGGCGGTGTCATCGGCGACCTCCCCATCTGGCAGCAGCGCCTCGCACGCAACGTCAAATCTGGCTGGATACTCAGCGACGAAGCTGACCCCGACACCCTCTGGCTTTTCAAGAAGTTCATGCAGCTTGCGGACGACGTAAACAAGCGCACCTTCCAATTCGAAATCGACCACGTCGAAGCCCTCCACTACCTCGAGTATGGCTTCGGCCAGCACTACGTAAAGCACGTCGACAATGGCTCAGACGCAGTCGCCGCCCGCAAACTCACGCTCGTCCTCCAACTCTCCCATGGCAACGAGTACCTCGGCGGCAACCTATCCATCGACAGTCAAGCCCGGTCGCGACACGCCCCCCGTGGCCGGGGGTCGGTCGCTATCTTCCCATCTCACCTCCCTCACAAAGCAGGTCACGTATGGTTCGGAAAGAGGAAAGCCCTTGTAGCGTGGATCAATGGGAAAAAGCCGCTGTCTTAATCGCCCAAGAAATCCGCCAATGGTCCGCAGAAATCCTCGAGCAGCGCTCTGCTGCCTACGGAAACATGCCGCCCTGCCCATACGCACGCGCCGCATGGCTCGAGCAAAGGGTCATGGTCCACGTCACCGCCGACTTGTCCTCGGTCGTCGACATCAAAGCCTGCTTTCCCCCCACAGAAGACATGATCCACGTCATCGCATGGACCGACTGGGACCAAATGTCCCCAGACGAATTCACCCACTGGCTTTCCACCCAAAACCAGAACCACTTCGGCGTCTGGCTCATGGGCTTCCACCCTGAAGCCGAGGACGACGAAACTTTTCCCACCTTCGAAGGCAATGGTGCGGACGACTACGCCATCATCCTTGTGCAATCATTGGCCCATCTCGTCGAAGCGTCCGATCACCTGCGCAACACGCCCTACTACGATCAGATGCCCCCCGACGACATGGCCTTTATCAATCAGCGCAAGGAGACGTTCGATGCGTGGGACAAAAAAGTCGATGCGAAAGCCTTCGCCGAGCAAGAAGAGTGGCTCCTCGCGCAAAGGGTGCAAGGGCAAGAAGTAGATCACTAACCAAGAAGGAGACAGACATGGCTATCCGTAAAAACCGTGGCATGATTTTCGGCACCACCAAAACTGGCAACACCATGGGCCAACAAACCATGCGTGCAGTCAACCCATACCGTGCAATGTCTAACATGCCATCCCAGTTTGGCCGTAGCACCAGCACCGTAAAGCCGATCTTTGGCGGACGCGGCACTGGCCTACGCCGTCGCTAATCGGTCGGGCGGCTAGGGGCTAAAGCCCCGCCGCCCTAACAAACTATTCACATGTCGTTCTGGTCGACACTGTACCCGGACTCGTCCTCTGCCCGCGCCTCCGTCGAGCAAATCAGCGAGCAAGCAAACAAAGACGCCAACCTGCCCACAAAGCGCAACCTCGTTGGCAAGCCCATCGCAGACTACAAAACGTCCGCCGGACGCCAGCTTTATTACACACCCAACGGCGAAGTCGTCTCAGAAAAGTCCGTCACAATGCCCCAACCCGACGGCACGTGGATCAACATCCCATCCATCCACGAAGGCATCCAATACAACGAAGACGAACTCTCTCAAATGCTGGCCAACGGCGAGATCAAGCCGACCTCCGTCCACGCCTCTCAAGCCGAAGCAGAATACGAAGCGGCTCGCCGCAGCCAAGAAGAATTACTGGACGAGAACACGTCCAAGAAGATCCAAAACTGGCTCCAACAAAACAGTCGCACCAGTTTCTCAAAGTCGTGGACTAAGTAGTCCCCACCTCTCCAAATAGAAGTCCGCCTTCGGACCCCTCACAATCTGCCGGTCGTCCTCGGCCAGCACCCCCACAAATTTCAACTTGCGCAAGTGCCGGCTCACCCCGGACTTATCCAGCCCAATCTCGTCCGCAAGATCAGTGACTCGTAGTTTCTTCCGCGTCTCCAGCACTCTCAGCGTCAGTATCGCCACCCTCTCCTGCGCTCTCGTCAGTCGGTGCATCATTCTGGTCCTTCACTCGCATCACGGTAATCGCAGTCCATCCACTCTGCCCCATACTGGCCTTCAACATATCCAGCACAAACGCAGCGCCCTGCTTATTCCGAACATTCTCCGTAAAGACCACCTCGGTCCCCACATAGTTGTCCCCTTCCTGCGCAAGATAAACCTCGCCCACCTTCACAAGTTCACTCATTCCTTTCTCCTAAAGTTACCGGGTCGCAAAACCCATCGTCGTGCATGAGCGTGGCATTCGATTTGCCCCACTCACTAATATCCACTTTAATATCAATCAGACAGTCCAGAATATCCTCTGCCGTATTCCGAGCGTACACGCTCTCATACCTACCAATATTCTCCTGAATCATCGAAATCAGATCTTCACACAGGTTCTCAATCACCTGAACGTCCTGCGTGGTAAACGGCGTCTTAATGGTCGCCGATACACTCACTTTCTCCATACTCAACTTCCTACCCTCCAAAGATGTATAACGTACACTACAGGTGTCTCGCGCCACACGCAAGCCCCAAATAGACGTGTCATCCGCGTGCCAACAGACACCCGCCGCCATGGGAAGGTGTCTCCCAAACAAAAGTAAATGATTCCAAAGACGTCCACCTTGACACCCTAAGCGCCAAGTTTGTGCCACAACCATCCTTGGTAAGGGGGCATTTGTGGCACAAAAAAAAGACGCTGCCTTAGCTCAGTGGTAGAGCGCGTCCTTGGTAAGGACGAGGTCGAGAGTTCAATCCTCTCAGGCAGCACCACTCCCCCACGTGTCAGATTTGTGTCACTACACCTTGAGCAACTCAACGGTACTCGTAAGGTGTGAAGGACTCATGTGCGAGTACCGCATCACCATGGCCAAACTCGTATGCCCAAGCAGATCCGCCACCGCCCTCAAGCTGGCCCCCTTCTGCACAAGCAACGTCGCGAAGGTATGCCGACAGTCATGCGGATGAAAGTCCACGATCCCCGCACTCTCGCACGCCCGATTAAACGGCTTATAGAAATTCGAACGGTCCCACATCGCACCACTCGGACTCGGCCACACCAGCCCATCACCCCGCACCTCTGGCAGAATCCCGTCCACCAACGGCACGCCCCTCACCCTCGTCTTCTTATGCTTACCCTTCCTCGTCGAAAAGAACGCCTTGCCCTCATGCACGTCCTTCCACTCCAACTTAAACGCCTCTCCCAATCTGGCCCCAGTAAAGAACAAGAATCGCACGATCCCCTGAATCTCCTCACCACAAGCCTCAATCAGCCGGTCCCTCTCAACCTCACTCAACCACCTCGCCCGTTCATCGTCCACACTTGGCTTCTTCAACACAAAGTCCGCCACACCCAGTCCACAGTCCCTCGCATACTTGAACATGGCATTGATACTGTTGATCTCCCGCGCCACGGTCCCCGGCTTATTGCCTCTCCCCTGCGTATAGACCATCACGTCCGCAGCCCTCACCTGATCCAGCCGCACACCACCAAACCTCCGCGCAAACCGCATCAACACCTGCTGGTCCGTCAGCCCCGGCGGATTCGGCCTTCCCAAATACAAGTCCACCGCATCCGCCACAGTCTCATACGTCTTCCCCTCACTCCCCAACCTTCCAGTCATCGCATCGTGCAGCACCCTCGAAAGCACCTCACTCGCAAAACTTTTCTGATGCTTCGTATACCCAGTCGACTTCCTCACTCTCAGTTTCTCGCCACCCGGCAGCGTAACGGTCCCCGTCACCTGCCAAACGTCATTCCTCAATGCCAGTTTCAACGTCATTTCGCTTCCTCAACAAATGTTCAAACGCATCTGGCTCACTCCAGTCTGCGTCCCAATCCTTCGGCAGTCCCCCAGTCATCAACCTGTAACTGTTGTCGTCCACCGAATTAAAATCCTCGAGCGTCCGCATCACGATCTGCGCCCTCGTATTCACTCCCACCTTCTTCGCTATCGTCCTCACATACACCTTGGCCGTATTGGGACTCACGCCGAATCGCTCCGCGATTTCGGCATTCCCCGCACCCCTCAACAACATCTGCAAAACCGCATGCTGCTTCACCGTAAACCTCGACAGCACACTCTCCCCCACCACTGGCCCCACACTCTTCCTCACCTCCGCAATGGTGGCCGCAGCGTCATCCGGTATCACCCCCTCAGCAATCGTCCCTCTCAGACAGTACGCCAGTATTTGATCCAGCTTCCATTCGATCCGATCCAACTGATCTCTCATTTCCCATAAAGCCCTTTCTCCATAAACCAACAGGCCCGAGTACACACCTCGCATACCCGAGCCTGTCTAACACCTTATACACCCTTAGCATAAATGTCACGCGCTAAAGGCGTGCCTCAATCGCTTTCTCAATGTCCCCAAACTTCTCGCCCGAAGTCACCCTCACGACCCCATCAATCTCATGCGTCATACCCCACGCCTCAACAACCAAGCGCTCCCCGCTCTTCCGCCTCCCAAGATAATAGTGCGTCGGATCTTTCGTCCCGACCACCACCAACTGATCGTCCTCAAGATCCCGACTCACCACGTTCACCCAGTTCCCCTCAATCCTAAACACGCCCTTCCCCTCGTCACTCAATCCATTCACGCTCTTCATCCAGTAAGGCCGCTTCCCTTTCACCTTCCCCTTACCTCTGGCCTTCGCCTTCATCCCATTGGCCTCCGCCCACTCACCAATGGCTAACACCACCTCCTTCTTCTCAGTATCGTCCATCGCATTGAACATCTTCATCAACACCTGCACTGCCATGTTCATACGTACTCCTCATAGTCCGTGCGCACACCATCCACCGCAATGTAACGATTGCGATCCCCATCATTGTGCGCAAAGTTCTTCGTCAACAACCGACTCACCTGACGCCGCATCTCCGCACCGCCAAACGTCTTACCCCTCAACACAAGGCCAGCCTTCTCCACCTCATGTTCCACACAAAACAACACCGCCTCCACAAGATTGGCCCAATCGTCCGCACGAAAGTTCGTATAGTTCGCAATCGGCCTATCCACCTCACCCAACACACTCAGCCTCGTCAAAACTAACTCCGCTTCCGCACGGTCCTCAATCTCTGGCACTCTCACCAAAGACTTTCGTCCTCCGCCTGTCCGTTGAAACGCTACGCTCGCCTTGTTCGCCGCAATCCGCGCATCCAACTTGCTGATCTTCCCCTTCTCTGGCTCCTCACCCAGACCGTACTGACTCAGGCTATTGCCCACCAATTTTTTAACAACATCCTTACTATCCATTTCACACCTCCACTCAATCAAATCCACTCTGGCACATCGCGCTTCGTCCACCGATGCAAATGCGCCTTACCAACCCGATAGAAGTCCCTGTAACTTGCCACATGGCAACTCACATCTCCCTCATACTGGTCATAGTCCAACTTAAACTCGTCCGGTATGCACCTCGGCGGATTCCTCCACCCACGATCTGGCATCGTCTCCCACACCGCAACACTTGCCGCAGGCAGCATGCCCATCGACTTGTGGTACGTCCCAAAACGGTGGTCCCACTCACCCGCCAACGCTACCGCATGGTCCAACAACCACTTCGCATGCTCACCACTGGCTGCCACCCACTTCGTCATCGGATGATTTTCATACGCACTCGCATAGCCTCCACCCTCATAGCCGTGCTGACGCACGGCAGTAAAAAGCATCTGCAAACTCTCGATCATCATCTTCCCAACATGCTTGTCCCCCAGCGCCTTAGCCGCTGCCACAGGATCATCGTCCACGAAAAAGATATTCACTCTCTCACCCCCACATGATTCGAAATTTGCCCAACTTAAACAGCGTCTTCGCCTTACACGATGCCCAAGCATCCTTCATGCTCTTCGACATCTTCTTCTTCCTGTCGTCCGCATCTTTCCACGCCTTCTTCTGGCTCTGACTCCGACGACGCTGCTCCCACGACTTCTTAATCCGCTCGCTCTGCGCAGCCCTTGCTTCGTCCGACCAAGGCTTCCGCACCTTTACTTTTGAACTCATACTCAACCTCCCGGCAAATGTGCCGTATCGTTTCAAGATCCGCGTGACGCACTCTACGTTCACGCACTCGCTTGCCCACCGCCAACCAAAAGGCGGTGTGCCAACCTCTCTCTGGCCACAGACGCATCCATTCCTTGCGCCACACAACCCTCTTTACTGGCCTGTTAAATCGCACCCGATGCCGCCATCAGCTTCGAGTTATCAATCACAAACCGCTCACCCATCAGCACCCTCGCAATCAGGTCCATCGCACTGCTCGCCAACTGGCCCACATCCTCAACAACCACCCAATGCGGATAGAACTGCTTCACCGCATCGCTATAGATGCCAACACCAATCACGTCCGTGCCATCCTTCACCAGCATGTCAATCTGATCTCGCAAGTGCTTCTGCAACCCATCAATGTTGTCCGTCCTCGCTGCCGGATACCCATCCGAGAACGTCATAAACACCTTGCGCTTCTCAGGACGCTTGCGCAGACGCTCATACGCATACCCAACGGCCTCGCCATCCGTGTTGTTGCCCTCCGCATTCATATAAATCTTGCTCAATGGCCCCTTCGCCTCGAACAATCTTTCCTCGAACGCCTTGAACACATACATATCCAATGGCTCCAAGCGCCCCCAAGTCTCACCAGCCAAGTCCGACCGCTTCGGCGTCTCCACATCCGTCAACCAGCCTGTCCGATTGTTAAAGCCAAGCACCTCATACTTGATCCCAGTCCGATCAACTGCCTCGATGATGGCCGCCACACATTGCTGCGCCACATACGCCTCACGCCCAGCCATGCTCCCACTCAAGTCGACCAGCATCGTCAACGCAGTATCAATCTCGTGGCTCTCCGACCTCAGCTTGAACACGTTCGTCTTCCCGGCCACCGCACTCGCCAGCCTCTTCGTATCCAGCCGACCAAACTCACGTCCGTGATCCCAGTCACGCATCTGCTTGGCCACAAGCGCACGCTCCAACTTCCGACGCATCACATTCACGTCACCCGCCATACCTTGCACCATCTGATCGTAGTCACTCGCATCCCCATTCAGCTTGTGCCCCAACGACCAACCGCCATACTTCCTCGGACTGTCCGTCCGGTGATGCCACTTATCGTGCGCCGTCGTCAGCGGGCGGTACGTACTCGCTCCGCTCGTCGTCAGCCCACTGTCCTTGAGCATCTGCTTCATCGCATCCTTCACCTCTGGCACAAACGGCTCCACCTCCGCCTTGTCCTCAACGTCACCAGCAGCCTCACCCAACTCATTCTTGTCAAACTCACCGCCACTCTCCGGCGCACCATCCTCTGGCTCTAAATCATTGCGCACCTCACTCTCGTCACCCGGCGCACCATCCTCACCCTCACCGTCACCACCCTCTGGCTCTGGCTCACCAGCATCCTCACCCTCACTCTCTGGCTCACCCTCTGCCTCCGCCTTCGCTTCTGGCTCCGGCTCCGGCTTCTTCTCACGGTAGTCTTCGTCCTCCAGACTCTTGGCAATGGTCTTCGCAAGCGTCAGCACATCCTCGGTGTTGTCACACGCATCCAAAGCCTTCACCCACTTTGGCAGCACACCCAACAGATCATCATCCAACAACGACAAGGCTTGCCGACACGTCTCGCCACCATAGGGTTCACGGCCAAGCCAAGTCAGTGCCACAGGCGCAACCATTTTGTGGTCCTTCAACCGCTCATCATCTGGCTTGAACGTCTCAAGAAACTGATGGTTCACCGCCTCCGTCGTCGCTTTCAGGTTGCGCTCCGCACCCGGATATTCATCAATCACCTTGCGCTCAATGCGAACGTCCTCCAGACAGTTCACCAACGCACGCTCCAGCTTCGACGTTGAACGCCCAATCACATCGAAGTTCGTATGCCGCACATGGCCCGCCTCATGGTCCACATACCCACGCATGACGGCCTGATGCACATCGTCAACCTCAACACCATCGTTCAACGCAGGCAGGAAGATCACGCTCCCATTCGTGGCCGCACCCTCACCCTGAAACACGACCTGCACATCTTCCTTCCGACCAAACACCGCACTCGTCTTGCCCAACTCATGCTGAAATAGTCCGCTCTTCATACTCAGTCCCCCTTATGCAAACACACGATCAACAATGCCCTTCAAGACTGCTCGATCCTGCGCACTCGCACGGTCCAGTACGGTCGCCTCAATCGCTTGCTCCAACGCAGTCTTATTCTTCGCCTCTGGAAAGATCGCCGAGTAGTACGCAAGCGCATTGCCCAACGCCAAGTAGCCTCTCGGGCTAATCGGCTGCATCACCTTGCTCGTTTTGAACGCCTCAAGATGCTCGCCAATGTACTTATCCAGCTTCACAACCATGTCTTCCGTCAGCCCACTCACTCTGGCCTTGATCAACTTCTTGCGGTCCACCGCATTCATGTAGTCAACGTGAACCCACACGGTAAAGCGATCCAGCAACGCCAAACTCTGCGGTCTCGCGCCCTGATACATCCCATACTCATCGCCCTGACCCACGGTATTGCCAGTCGCAAACATGCGGAACATACGGTGCGGCTTCACCAGTCGGCCCGCATCCTCCGTCAGCAACAGTCCATTACCCTCCAGCGCACGCTGCATCACATACGCCACATCTGGCCTCACAAAGTCGATCTCATCAAAGCACCCAATGTATGGCCCCGACATCATCTGCGGCAGGATGCCGTCCACAAACTTCGAAGTCGTAACGCCTCCGTCATTCGTCAGCACATCACGTCCGATCAAGTCCATACGCGTAATCTCCGAGTCGAAGTTGATACGCATGAACGGCCAATTCAATCTGGCCGCCACCTGCTCGATCAGCGTGGTTTTACCCGTACCCGTATGTCCATGCAGATACGCTCGCTGATTGGTCAGCAACGCATAAAGCACACGAAACAACTCAAACGGACGGAACACATACCCCTCGTCCACCTCTGGCACATGAGGATGCTCACCGTCCCACTCCCACACAGGCACATCGAAGTCGAAGGTGTCCTTGCCACGCGCCAATCCGAACGCATCGCTCGCCTTCTTCACGCCCACCTTGCCCTTCGGCAACTCACCACTGGCCTTACACTCAACCTCGGTGTAAACCGCACCCGCCGTAGCCTTGGCCTCCGCAATTTTGCGGGTCGCATCGTTCAACTCACCGATCATGGTCGCAATCGCAGGCAGTCCGCTCTGCTCCAGCATCAAGTCCAGCAGCTTCGCTTGCGCCTCACCCGGCACAACGTACTTGCTCGGCATAGCCTCAACCTCTGGCCCTTCCTCTTCCTCACTCTCAAGGGCACGCAGTACATCGCTGTAGATCGCACGTCCTTCGCTGTCCAAAGTCGGCGTCTCATGCGGCGCCTCATTCGGATCACGTACCGTCAGCAAGGCACTCAGCCCGCTATACAACTCTGGCTTCAACATGGCCTTCATGGCCGCAAGCACCTCGGCCTTGTCGCGGCCTTCAATCATCAGCGCATCAAACACGTTAGTCAGGGTCGTTAATCCCATACGAGACTCCTCTGTGGTGGTGGTAAGTTCGGAAATGTTTTGGCGATGACGTTCTTCCGTCAGCCAATCAGGACGGCCAAAGACATACGGCAGCTTCGATTTGCTGCCCTCTGGCGTAGGAAATGCACCCTCGCTAGGGCGCATGATGGCCTTGTGCAGATCGCCGTATTTGATCTGGCCCATCACAAGCGCAACCATGGTCGGCACATCAAGCAGGTCGCGTACACCTGAAATCACAGGCCGCATCCGTACTTGATCCTCGCCAGTACCCACTAGCGGTGAATACTTTGCCAGTTCGGCGGCATCATCCTTCGTGAGCAGCATACTCAGCCTGCTCATGGCCATCGCACGCAGTTGTTTTCGTCGCTCGGTGTAGTCGGCAATCGCCCACACCTCGCGCAGTTTCTCGAGTCGTCTAGTCATCTCGGTGTCCTCGGTCATAGTCAAAGTCAAAGTCAGAGCCGACTGGCTCCTCACAGGAAGTCCCTTCGGGACTCCTGCGCGTAGGGCGACACCTTTCGATCTGTATAACAGGCGATACACCTTCCGTCAACACCCTTAGACGGTTGTGGTACACCCTCAGCCTCGCGGTTTTCACCCGAAAGTTGGGCAAAGAAAAGCGCCGCAGGCGTTGCCTGCGACGCACACGTGCCACATTCCTCATGCGGCCTCCTCAGTATTCGCTCGGCAGTAGGTGGATGTGGCCATTCATGCTTGGCTCGTAGATGGCCCACGACACGAACTCGTCCTCGGTTGCCCATTCAGCGAAGTCGAAGTCCGTGTACTCGATGTCCTGCTGCGCAAGCACACCCGAGTTGCCGTCCTCCAGCACCAGCTTGGCCCCATCGTCAGCCCGCACCAGCTTGGCCACAACGAACTCGTCTGGCCTATGGCCCTTGCGCATCCGATCCAGCAGGTGCGAGTCGATGGCCTCAAACAGCCAGTACGCACCCGCCTCATTGGCCACGTACTTCGTGCCATCCGTCAGCACCGAAGGGCTAAATGCCCACAGGCGGTAGTAGTTTTCCGTGCCAGTAAACTGGCTCATTGCTTGCTTGCTCATGCGTCTTCTCCCTCGATTGTTTCGCAGTACACGCTCACGCCATGGTCGTACCCTGCTTTGTACGCAGGGTGGCTTGTGTCGAAGTCGTCCCCCTCGCGCCTTTCGCCCAAGTGAAAGCCATCGTCAAAGCCCGAGCGGTACATTCGGATCGTTTCGTGTAGTTCGCGGTACGTTCGGATCGTTTCGTGCAGTTCCTCTCTGGTCATGCGTTGTCCTCCTTCACGTAGTCGGAAACGAAATACCTCAGCACGTCAGTCAGTCCGTCCTTCGTGCGGCTCCAGTCCATCTCGTCCATGTACTCGGTGGCCTTTGTCCACTCGTCCTCGTCCATGTCGCTCGCTTCGCTGAAGCTGTCCTGATCCCACCATGCGATGACGACGGAATCGTTTGGGTCGTACATCTTGCTCAGTAGTTCGATGATTTCGCTTACTTTCATCACATCTCTCCCCAACCTGCGCTGCGTAGCCATGCGTTGTCGGCCTCGGCATTGCGCTCCTGTCGCTCGATCTCGGCCATCGCACGCTTGTCGGACGCGCATTGGTCGCAGATCACTCGGTCGCCGTTGTAGTCGGTGCTGCCGCAGCGCATCTGCACGGGCTTGTAGTCGTACCCCTTCGGCACATAGACGGTGGCGGTGTTCTCACACATACGTTTCTCCTTGGCTTGCGTGTAAAGAAAAACCCCGCTTGCGCGGGGTGTTCAGGGTTAGTCGGCCCACTCGTCGAAGTGGTCGTGAGCGTACTCACGCAGTTCGTGCGGCGACATGGCTGCGACGATGGACGTCGCGACTGCCAGTTCATGCTCGTCCTCGGGGAGCGAGTCGACTACGTCCTCAAGCACGTAGAAGCGCAGCAGTTCGGTGTCGATTGCGTTGGTCATGGCGTTAGCCCTCCGTGTGGTCGGTGAATTGCGAGGTCAGCGGCGGCTGGCCTCACTCAGGAAGTCCCCTTCGGGGACTGTGCGCGTGAAGTCGGGAATAGCGGCAGACATTCGCCTGCGATGGGCCGTCCGTCCTGCGCGTAGCGGACTTCGCCGCATCCGAGCATGAAATTGACGAAGCTCCACGCAAGCACATACGCGAGGATGACCAGCAACAGGGCTTTGCCTGCGTAGTCGGCCAGTCTCGCGTACAGGCGTTGTCGTCGTTTTCGGTTGTGCATGGGAATTTCCTCCGTGCGTATGCGATGGGCCAAAAAAAACCCGCAAGGGGCTTTCGCCCCTGCGGGTCTGCGCGTTACTTGCGTGCGGCCATGACCGCGTTGAAGAACGCTGCCAGCTTCGCGTCATCCATGCCTGCGAGCGAACGCGCCAGCGTGTTGACGTCCAGCCCTGCCTGCGGCTTCGCCGCTGGCTTGCGGGTGCGCTTGGCGGCAGCCTTCGGCTTGGCCTTCGGCGCAGCCTTCGGCTTCGCATCACGCGCCTTGACGCTGCCCCAAGCCTCGCGCTTGGCTTCGCCAAGCGACGCATACGCGACCATGCGTAACTCGTCGCCGGCCTTGGCAGCCGTCGCCATGTGCGCCCAACGTGCGCGCTTGGACACGCTTGCGCGTGCCTCGATCTCGGCGGTCAGGGCCTTACGGCCCTTCGCGTCTGCGTGTACCCATGCGTGTGCGGTTTCGCGTGCGGATTTGTTCATAGCGGTTTCCTCGTGTGTACCTGTGTGTGCGCTCGCACCACGGCGAGCGGCGAGATCGGCGACCTCGCACCCAAGAAGTCCCTTCGGGATACGCGCACGTGTAACGCACGGACGACACATTTCGGCCCACCGGCTAAGGTGCTGTTTTGTAATCCCAATGCCCCTTTAGGGGCATTGTGAGTGCCCACTTACGCCGCAGCCCGCAAACGTCCGTGCATGCGTCATGTGCATACACCCCTACGAGGGGGGCGGAAACCGAGCAAAATCAAGCACTTAGCGGCTGGAGTGGCGTGTGTGTGTCACGGACGTGTGACGCAGGCAGGCACAGGGGGGCGGGGGGGGGTGTCCCGCCGGCGCGAGTTGGCCGGGATTGCCACCTCCCCTACCCCAAAACCAATCGGAGCAATTTTTGAAAACGTCAGAAGAACCAAAAACACCGCTCAAAACCAGAAAAGTCCCGACCGGCGGCAGTGGCTATCAGGTCGAACTCACCTGCCAGTGCTGCGGAAAGCCGTTTTGGACCCGCGAAACACACGCAAATCGAGCAAAATACTGCTCCATGGCCTGCCGAAAGTCGGCTCCAGACGTAAGAAAAGGAAAAGAAATGTCCGCACTTATCGAGAAAACCCGCTTCACGCCCGCAGAGGCAGCGAAAATCCGCAACCAAATCGCATCCTATATGCGCAAACAGATCGAAACGGCCAACAATGTCGTCATGGGCGTCACCGAATGGAACCCAACGCAAGCCCGCGTCTTCTCCACCCTACTAAACAAAGTCGTCCCCGACCTAAACGCCTCTTACGTCCAGCACGAACACACAACCAAACAGCTCACCGACCTCACCCGCGAAGAACTCGAGGCCATTGCCCAAGGCGTCAAGACCATCGACGTCGAATCCACCGACTACAAGGACATCACCGATGAAAATTAAGAACCAGCAAGCCGACGCCCTAAAATCGTCCCTCACTCTCCACGAATTCGGCGCCGCCATGCGCCAGCTCGACCTCAAAAACGTCCCCAAAGAAAAACAAACCCAAGCCATCATGGACCACCTCATGGCCATCATGTCCGAAACCGTCGAGGACCGCGAAGCCGCCTACGAAATCCAAGCATCCCGCCTACTGCGAGCAAAACTGAATGGCTGAACGCAAGAAATCCCTCACCCAAGCCCAGATCGCGAAGTACCTACTCAAGCTCCGCGACGCTCAAGAAGGATTTAAGTCCTTCGTCGAACTCATTTACCCCGACTGGCAGCTCGCCGACTTCCAACTCGAACTGATCGACGCCCTCGACAAGCTCGAAAAAGACGAACTCGGCGTCAACAACCTCCTCATCACCATGCCGCCGCGCCACGCCAAATCAACATTCGGCACGGTCCTCTTCCCATCCTATTTCATGGCCCGCAACCCACAGCGCTACATCATGTCCTGTAGCTACAACTCCCAACTGGCCACCGACTTTGGCCGCCAAGTCCGCTCAGTAGTCGAAACCAAGCAAATTACCCAAGCCTTCCCCGACTTCACCCTCTCCACCGAGTCCCGCGCCGCAGATGTCTGGCGCACAGAAGTCGGCGGCGCCTACTTTGCCGTCGGTGTAGGCGGTACGACCTCCGGTCGTCCAGCCAACCTCCTGCTCGTGGACGACCCAATCAAATCTCGCGAGGACGCCGAGTCCATGACCCAGCGCAACAAAACATGGAACTACTACACCTCCGCTCTGGCCACCCGTCTCCAACCAGAGTCCAACGGCGCACCCCCAAAACAGATCGTCATCCTCACCCGCTGGCATCCTGACGATCTCGCTGGCCGCCTCATGGCCTCCGACGACTGGAAAGAGGGCCGCTGGAAGCACATCAACTTCCCAGCAATCAAGCTGGTAAAGGGCCGCAAGGTAAGTAGGCGCACACTTCCAGAAACCGACCCCCGCTGGCTCGACAGTAAGTCATACGCAAAAATCTCCTACTCCAAGCGCGACGTACACCTCGAAGAGGAAGCCCCCCTCTGGCCTGAACGCTTCCCGCTCGAAGACCTCAAACGCCGCCAACGCCTCAACCCCCGCGAGTTCGCTTCCCTCTACCAACAACAGCCCTACATCGAGGGCGGCAACCTCATCAAAACAGAGTGGTGGCAAAAATACCCAGCCGACCTCTCGCCCGAAAACTTTGTGTCCCTCATCATCTCCGTGGACACCGCCTTCAAGAAAACCGAAACCGCCGACTACTCCGTGGCCGTCACCGCTGGCATGGACAAAAACGGCGACATCTACATCATCGACATCATGCGAGGTAAATATGACTTCCCCGAACTCAAGCAACGCCTCATCCGCCTCAACAACCGCTGGCGCGGCAAAGGACTCCGCGCGATCTACATCGAAGACAAAGCGTCGGGCCAGTCGCTCCTCCAAGAACTCAAAAGGGAAAGCGGCATCTCCGTCATCCCGTACAAAGTCGTCCACGACAAAGTCGCCCGCGTCAACGCCATCCTCCCGATCATCGAAGGTGGCCGCGTCTTCATCCCCGACGCCGCCCCATGGCTCGACGAATTCGTCGACGAAACCGTCTCCTTCCCAAACGGAAACCACGACGACCAAGTCGACGCCGCTACGATGGCTGTTGACATTCTTAGCCGAACATCCATTTCGCCGGAAGCGTGGGCGCTCCACACAGACCCCTCCCAATCCCTGAGCAACACAGAAAAGGACTGGGGTAAGTCCCTCTTAAAAACAGTCAACAAGGCCGCAAGCAAATGGCGCGGCTGGGGAATCTGAAAGGACGACACAACACCCACCCAACTCTAAACTCAAAACATGAGCGTAAACGGTCCACGAAGCACACCATCCCAACCCTACGTCAGCGCCGAATACAATCCCGGCCCTAGCGAAGGTGTTGTTGTCGATCTCTCCGAGTTCGCGGAGCGCCTCGTCAACTACGAAGACATCTCCGCCGAACTCTCGGAAGAGCAGGAGCGTCGCCTTGTCGACTACGTCAAGTCGATGGTCGACATGTCCTACTTCAAGATCCGCAAGCGCTACGACCACTGGAAAGAAGCCGACCGCGCACACGACGTCTACGTCCCTGCCGACACAACCGACTTCCGCGAAAAAGCCGTCATCGCCGACACCCGCGCAATCGCGGACACCGTCCTCACGTACATGATGGCCGCCCTCGGTGGACGCAATCCGATGTTCCAACTGGAAGGACTTAACCGCAAATCTCGCAAGTCCAGCCTCATCCTCGAGCGCGTCCTCCACCAACAAATGCGTCGCACCGCAGGCGAAGCCCGACTCGCCCAGCTCCTACTCGACAGCATCCGCTATGGCTTCGCACCCACCAAAGTAGTTTGGGACGCTAAAACAAACCAGAACCAGCTCATCAACTTCGACCCACGACGCTGCTTCCCCGACCCACGCGTCAACTGGGGCGACTGGGACAACATGCAGTACATCGTCTTCGCCGACTATGTCTCATACAACAGCCTCCTCTACTCTGGCCTCTATCCAAAGCTGAAAAAGTTCCCGCACCTGCGCCACAAAATCTCACCCCCGCGCAACAGTTGGAACGCCCACCACTGGCATAAAGAAGAAGGCCGTGGCCTCTCTATCGACCCCGCTCAACCCAACCAGCGCGAGCGCTTTGACCACGCCTACTTCACCCTTGGCGACGCCCGCGTCATTGACGAAGCATGGGTCCGCCTCTCTGGCCACGAGATTGGTATCCCATCCATCGAACAAATCTTCCTCGTCGTCACCATCCTCGACGAGAACGTAGTCATCCGCTGCCAGCTAAACCCATACGGACGTCAGTTCCCTGTCGTCATCGGTGGCCTTTACCAAGACAGCCACAAAACCTATGGCCAGTCGCTCTACGACTTGATCCTGCCGATGCACGACATCGCAACGTATCTGCTCCGTTCGCGCATCGACAACGTAACCGCTGCCCTCAACAACCTCATTTTTGCGGACCCAACGCAAGTCTCAATCCCCGACTTGATCGACCGCAATCCGTGGGGCATTGTCCACACTCCCCGGTTCCAAACCCGGCGACGGCGTCTTTATCGCTCAAGTACCAGACGTCACCCGTGGCCACTTCAACGACATCGCCGCAATGTCCGAACTCAAGCAACGCGTCAGCGCCGCTTCGGACGCACAACAAGGCATGCCAACTGCCGACGGCATTCGTACCGCAACAGAAATCCAACGCCTCACCCAACTTGGCTCCCAACGCCTTGGCGTTCTCTCCCGCGTTATGTCGTCCACCACCATCCGTCCGATGGTGCGCATGATGGTCGCCAACATCCAAGACAGCCTTTCCATGTCTGGCTCCATCCGCATCGACAGTAACAACATGCCGACCCAACTCTCGGACATGGTCGAAGACGGCTACCTCGACTACGACGTCGCCAAAGACCTTCAAGGCGAAATCGACTACCTCGTCATCGACGGCACGCTCCCAATCGAGCCAACGCGCAACGCCGAGACATGGATGAACATGCTTCAGATCATGTCCCAAACTGGCCTTAACATGGAGTACAACGCGGGCCAAATCGCAGAAGAAGCGATCCGTGCAATGGGCATTACCGACCTTGACCGCTTCCGCATTTCCAACGAGCAGATGCAGTCACAAGGACTGTCCCCCTCCCAACAACTGGCTCTAATGGAAAAGATGCGCGGCGCATCAGTCCAGTCCAACGAAAACGTGCAGCGCGAAGTACAGAAAGGCAACCTTGTTCCGATCTCGGAGGCACGTAGACGATGAGCGCAAAACTGGCTGCATACGCATCACTAATCGACTCTAAAGTCGTCGACTATGTCGACGAAAAGGCGCGAGTTTTAGAACTCGAACGCGACGCGAAAGAAACTCGCCTCGCAAACATGATCCAGACTCTCATGTCAGAAATTGACGGACTTAAAACTCGTATTTCCGAACTGGAAGGCGCATCCAGCACTTCCGCATCGGACGACAAATATGCCCTCACTAAGGCAAAGTTAGTCCGTCTAATGAAAGACATGGGATACTACGATGGCGATAACACGTCCGACGGGTGAACAACTAAGGTTCCGCTCACAATATACTGGCGACCACGTCCTCGACACTTACCTCGAGGCCGCAGAAAAGGGTGGCCGCTCGCTTACCGACCTGCTCGACGATTTATTTGACGCGTCCGGTATCTTCCGTAGCGCCAACTTCGAGTTCCGCTTCGACGCGTCCACAGACAAGCTCCAATTCCGCGTAGGCAACTTCGCCTCGGCCACCGCTGGCTGGACCGACCTCACCACGTTCTTCGACATCACTGGCACATTCAACGCTGCCACGACCTACAAGAACTTCGACGTCGTCACACTCTCCACCAAGGACGTC